CTGCTTACGAGTGATGCCTGCGATGTCCGCCACCATCTGGTGTAGGTCGACGTCGCCCTTGTGGTACTCTTCAACGATCGTATCCACCACAGGGCTGCGCATGTTGTCAGGCATGGACGCAGCGAAGTGAACCAGCAACCGCGGCTCTTGGCTTGAGTAGTCAAACGACCCCCACATCTGCCCCTCTTCTGGAATGAACAGACCACGGATCAACTTCTTGATGTCAGGGTCCCGAGCAGGAATCTGCTGTAGGTTGGGGTTCGAAGAAGAGAAACGCCCCGTCACCGTGCCGCCGTCATCGGAGCGCAGCTGGTGAAATTCTGTGTGGATGCGCCCCTTGTGCGAGTGCCGCAGGATCGAGTCGATAAACGTGCTGTCCGCCTTGTCAAACTCACGCAGCTTGACGATCTGTTGGCACACCTCGTGCGGGTGAGCGTTCAGGTACTGCTTGGTAAACGAGGCAGCACCAGCGTCCGTCTTGGGGTAGCTTAGGTTCAGCGCCTCAAAGACCTGCCGTACACTGTCCGCGGCCCACGGTTCTATGGCCACACCAGTCTTGTGCTTGATGTCAGCCTTTAACTCTGCAACCTTTTCCTGCAGCCCCTTCTTGGCGATGTCCGCCTTGTCAATGTCCACACGCACACCATTGGCTCTCATCTGTACCATCAGTGGGATGAGCGAGGTCTCCAGATCAAAGATGTGTGTCAGCTCCTGAGACGTGATCTCTGTCTTTAATCTGTCCCACAGCTTCATGGTCATGAACGCATCCTGCTCGGCGTACGCTCCAACGTACGATGGCGGCAGCCGCCACATGTCAGCCTTGGGGTCAATGCCCCAGTCCTTTGCCGCAGCGCGAAGCATCTTCTCGTCCTTGCGCATGTCGATGTAGTCCCGACCAAGGTTGTTCAGGCTGTAGGAGAAACGGTTCTCGTCCACCAAGGGCGCAGCAACCATGGTATCGATGATCCGTCCTTGGACCTCGACCCCTTCTGCAAGCAGCCAACCCGCATCGTAGGTGGCGTTGTGCATCAGCTTGTCGATGTGCGGCGTAGCCATCTGTTTGCGCAGCCACTTCAATGTCATCTTGGGGTCCATGTTGTGGCCGTTCTCGTGACGGATCGGGAAGTACCAAGCATTGTCGCCCGCAGCTACAGCGATGCCAACAATGAAACCATCCTTACGCGCCCAGCCTGGGCCCATGGTCATCAGGTTGGGGTCGCATGTCTCAAGGTCAATCGCGATCTGAGGATACTTTGTCAGGTCAGGAAACTCCGGTGGGATGTTCCAGTCCGGCACAAGCTTCTCGCCCAAATCCATGCGTTCGAAGAATGAAATAGTGCTCTTATCTTTACGGTCTCTTGCCATGTTCCTCAGCCTTTTATCTTTAAGTATTCATCCAAACGCTTCGATATCTCGTTCTCCCTGTCGGTAAACTCTCCACCCAACGCGCTGTACCCACACTTATCAATCCATGAATCGTCATGACTCAGATCGTTGAGCAGCCGCGCCGTCTTCACCCAGTCCATCATCAGCGCAACGTGCTGCGGTGTGATGTGTCCATGAGTGGTCATGGCGTTCCTGATTACGATGTTCCAGCCCTCGGCGATGCGCTCGAAGTTATCGTATGCATCCCCGTAGTCCTTGGCCCTCTGGCCATTGATATACCCTTCGGCGGTGGCTAACACTTGATCTCGTTTCATAGCGGATACCTATATTTCTTTCTGCTTTCAATGATGTGCAGGTTTTCACGCGCACGGGTGATGCCAACGTAGAACGCTCGATGCTCATCGTCAGGGTATGATGTCTCTTCACACGCTCTGGTAGTGCCAAGATACACTGCGCAGTTGTCGTCCTCGCCGCCCTTCATGGCATGGAACGTGGACAACTTGATGCGCGGCGGCTTGGATAGATCCTCGCCTGAGTTCTCGATGCGGCGCAGATACGTCTGCATGTTCCTACCAAATCCTAGTACATCAAACGCATCTCTGTACTCGCCCAATAGATTAGGCTGCTCGAGTAGACCAAACTCATTGGCTAAGTCTGCCATAGTCAAAGTACCCTCTGGGTCGGCAGCGTCCAGCAACTTCTTGGCGCCGCGCTTTACAACCGCCTTGTCCCCCTGCTTGGGCACTGCCTCGTACATGTACCGAATCCTGTACAACTCGACAGCTTTGCCGGCAGCAAGGTCGCGCCATGTTTGGATCGCCGCAGCCTGCTCCTTGGTAATCGGAGGCTTGCCCTTCACAGAATAGTAGTACCCCATCTCCTCGACCTGCTTGGCCATGCTGTTAACGTATGAGTTAATCCGGCACATCAGCGTCCAAGACCCGGTGTCCAAGGGCAGTTGGGTCACATCATAGTGCCAAGTGACAGAGCCCTCACGATCCGTTGGTGCGTACTCTTTCGGTACTCGGTCCTTGATCCTGCGCACCACGCGCTGGGCAACGTCGAACACCTTCTTGGGCAAACGATAAGACTGCTCCAACACGATCCGGTTTGGAGACATACTTATAAACTGCTTAACGTCCACGCCTGTCCACCGGTGGATGGCTTGGTCATCGTCCCCCGCAATCCACACCTCGTCAGTGTTGGTTGCCATGTGCTGGATCATCTTCCACTGCAATGGTGTCAGATCCTGAGCCTCGTCCACAATCAAGACCTGAAGACTGGGTGGTGTACACGTCTGTATATACACGTCGATCATGTCCACAAAGTCTAGCTTACTAAGCTTCGACTTGTACTCAATCAGCTGGTCATAGATTTGCTTGCATTTAAACAAGGACAGGTCCGAGGTGTCATGCTCCTTCCACTCCTGGCCCAGATCAATCATGCGGTAACGCGCACGGTCAATGATCCTCATGTACTTGCTGCCGCGGCGCAGGTCCGACGGGATCAACATGCCGTCCTCCGGCTGCGCGTTCATAACAAAGTCCTCGCCCAACATCCGGCCTAGCTCTTGGTAGTCTGGGGGGTTCATGACATCATCTTTTTTGATCTGCAGACCAGAGAACCCCGTCGAATGCAGAGTGCGGAAGTTTACCAGCTGCTTGTCGTCAAGATTAAAACGCGCCTTGGCCCGTTCCTTCGCCTCCTGAATCGACTTGCGAGAGAACGAAACAAACGCAATGCTTTGCGGATTCATGCCAGCCTCGAGATGCTGCTCGATGATCTGCATCAGCCGCTCCGTCTTACCGCAGCCTGGAGGCCCAAAGATCTGTGTGCTGTTCTCAATCATGAGGTGTTCTCCTCCAGCCATGTATTGATCACCTGTGGTGACCAGCGAAGCGTGGGCCTCGAACCTTGGCCTAGCCGGAGAGGGGACGGCATCTTGTCGTCCTTGATCCACTTGTAGACAGCCGCCGGTGTGACCTGCATGTAGTCAGAGACGTCTTTGACTGTGATTAAACGATCAGAAGGGAATGTCATTGTTTATCTCCTTTACGGGAAGATCGATGTCTTCCTCTTTCATTTCTGGAACCCACCAAACGCGGATCGATTTCCATTTGCCGTCAGCCAACTTGTACCGCTGCACTCCACTGAAATCCTCATGCGCGTTGAGGCGCTTGATTTCTTCCTGCAGCTTGGCACGGTTGTCGGCCCAGGGGTGGTTGCGGTTCTTCAAGAAATTAACCAGCCCCTCAATCTTGAACTTCACACGACCATCATCGTGGTACGGCTTGCCCGTCTCCAGTTCCGCAGGGTCATACGCCTGTGCGCTGCCGTTGCAGTAGGATCGGGTCAAGTCTTCGAAGCGCCCCGTCAAGGTTAGCTCTCGCTCCACCTCAATGTATGTTGCCTGCTTGAGCATGCCGTTCAGCATCGACGTCCAGTCCTGGGACTTCATCGTAGCTGGGACAAAATTAATCTGCATAAGACAGGCCTTCTGCCAGAGCGACTGGTTGTGCAGCTCATCCACTGTAAGCTCGACACGCTTGCCGTTCACATCCATGAAGTAGTACGGCGGCTGAGACAGGATAACAGTTAACCCACCAACCTGTGCCTTGCTCTCACTGTCCCCGCCCACGCCAAACTTCTTGGTGCGGCAGACCTCTTTGTCACAGTGTGAACAGAAGGGCTCGATGTTGCAGGTGTAGAAGTAGTCCTTCTTCTTCAGCTGCTTGATGATGCCCAGCACCTCTTGCGAATCCAGCATGGGTTCCATGAAGGCGCGGTTGTATTGCTCAACCACCTTCTCCCAAGTGTCGCTGTACTTGAGCTTGGCATAGACACCCATCTGCAATAGGGTGTTGTTGCGCATGTCGCCCACAGTTCCCGTAGCTACCAACAGCCGTAGACATGGTGGCCCATCAGTGAAGTGCTCCTTAGACCCCGCAAGATCAAGCGCGTCCAGATCGGGCATCGTCACTCGGTTCTTCTCCACACTGTCCAAGAACTCCTCGAGCTCCATGGCCTCTGCCTTCTTGTTGAAAGCATAGCGGGTGGTTTGTTCCGCGTTGAAGTACGGCATGTTGATAAAGTTGCCGAGGTCGCCCCGCTCTACCAAGATCTCGTCCTGCTTTGGAAACACCTCACAGCCAGAGAAACCAAGAGCAATGGACATCTCCGTCAGATGCTCACGGATCACGGACGCTGGCTGCCACTCTTGCATGAACAAATACAAGTGGGCGCCGCCCGACTTGGTGCGGCAGTGAAACAACGGCAGCTTGAGTTCCTGTATCTTGCGCTGCAGTGCAGCATGATCCAGATCATATACGTCGATGTCCAGCGCACCGAAACGGCACTGGTTTGCAGGTGTTGTGGTAATGGGGATCGCACCGATACCTTGCTCGCCGTCAATGTGAGCTTGGGCCTGGGCCTCTGTCACCTTGCCTCGACGGACAAAGCTCTTGGCCTCGGCTTTACCCTTGCGGCCAATAGCGCCAACGGTCGTCTCCCCGTACGCCGCATCCGAGCCTTCGAATGCCACGAGTAATCTTTTCGCCAATGACATGTGTGCTCCTCTTTGATTATTGTTGGGGGCGGAACTGTTGTTGCCCCGCCCCGAGACTTAGCTAAGTTAGCTAAACCCAATACTCAAAATGGAATGTCGTCACTTTGGACGGAGTTGTCAGCTGGCTGATCTTCAGGCGCAGCCTTGGCCTCACCCGCAGCCACCGACTCACGGAAACTCTTGGCCTCCATGAACGTGTCACGGTCCTCGACTAGGCCCACCTTCTCAAGTGTCCAGTTGGCCCACGAACCTTGGTCATTGGACTCCTCAACAGAGCGCAGCTTCCACATGGTCGCGAACACAGGTGGCGTAACCAGCTGACCTGTCTTGGGGTTCTTCATCTTCTGCATGGCGATCTGCGTCTTCCAGCGGCGGCTGATCTTCAGCTGCGTGGACTTCATGTCGATGACCACAGGCTGC